TTTTGTGGATTATCTTTTGGAGTTGTAGCTTCCCAGTGTTCTACATGTTTACCAAACTGTTCAGCAGATTTGATAGTCCTCTTTGCAGAACTCACCGAGTTCTCATTGTCCATAATAGTAATTACATAACATTCCATAATCAAATACTCGTTGTTGTAGATGGTAACCTTTGTACCGTTGTATAGTGTTGTTTAGTCACACCTAAGTTTGCTACCAGTTGGTGACACATCAATGCATCATTAGGCCATGCACCATGTGCTTTTGCCATATATTCCATATTCTGTGCACCGTTAGGTTTAATTATATATGCACTATTTCCAGCGAGACCTTGTGGTATGTTAAATGCATCGATTCTAGGAACAGGTTGAATCTTTTGTTTTCTTTCTTGTATCATATCATAGTAAACTTTAGACTTTCTGGTGCAACCTCTAGGATCGTTAATACCTATTATATCATACTTTGATTCTAGAATATAGTCATAATCTAGTTTTTTTGTAAAAAAAGCATCATGTTCTAAAACTAAGACTGGTTCTTCGTATGCAAGGCAGTCTTCCCAACAATTGTAATGACTCAAGAAACAACCTACACGGTTTTCTTTTGTCTTTGTCTCGTATGCAGTCAGTGTCAGTCCAGATGCAATATCCTGTCTTTGACCTTCCCATGGGTATGTCCACTTGAGACCTTTGCCCTTTAACACTATATCAGAGTATTGACCATGTGTTGCAGGAAACTTCTCTATCTCAAAATCATTACCAACATTCCTAGAAGACTCCATAAGGTTTTCATACCCTTTTTCAGAGATCTCGTTTCCATGTATAGTTATGCAATATGCTTTCATAATTTATTGTACCTCTCAGTATACTTGTACATTTCTTCCAGAAGATCCTCTCTCATGAATGTGATGTCCATTTGAGATACCACGTTCTTTTTCATTGCAATATGATCTACACCTGTCGCAAAGAACCCAATACTTTTGAATGCTTTTTGGTAATCGGAAAAGTTAGGTGATCCTATATTATATTCTAGTAATGGTACTTCACAATGTATAGCCCAAGCATGTGACAATGTCTTTTCACCACCACGTATGATATCGACTTCAGATCCTTGAGTATCCATCTTAACAAAATTAGGTAAAGGTATTTTCTTTTGTTTTACAAACGTATCTAATTTAATTGTGGGTAAAGTTCTAAACTTACCTTTTGTGTAGTGTTTAGTATTCTCTTGATAATAACTATAACCAGTGTTCTCTACATCAGGACTATCCCCGATATAAAAATGAACTTCTTGGTGATCCTGATCTGATAACACCTGAGTATATCTGGTTGCATTAGATACCTTGTGTCTATACAAACAACTAGGGTTTGCTTCCCACTGATAGAAATGTTTTGCAGGTAATTGTCTACCTATCTTTGCAGTCCACCGACCATCGTTAGCACCAATGTCATAAACGATGTCTAGGGATTTACCATGTTTCTTTAGATCTCTACATACCGCAAAGATATTTCTTTCCAAGTTTTCTGCCATTATATAATTCCTGCATCTACCAGATCCAAATAGTTTTTGTCACGAGTTTTGGGTTTGTGTCTAATGTGTAACATATATGCTTTGTCTGGGTTTGGTTTGTAACTACTGTAGTCCCAACGTTCATCAAGATACTTGTCGAGTTTAAATCCTGCCTTGTGACACATTATATGAAACATTCCTTCATCGACATACGGTGTAGAACTCATCGTTTCAAATACTTGACGCATCGCAGGATTGATTTGTTTTCTCATGAGTTGTCGGAAATCTCTGGGCATTACATAACATGCACCTGACCATATAGGATAATCAAGATTTGCAACACGAGGAAACTGTCTTACAAATTTGGGTAAAATAGATTTTCTGTGCAGATCATCAAATGATGCGATACCCTTTGCTTCAAAGATATTTTTGTTGCATCCTCTTACCATAAACTTATCAGTATCTAACATAACTACAACATCATAATCATCGAACTCTTCATTGATACCTGCACACTTCTGACACTGTTCACGTAATCCTTTTTGGAACGGTTGACCGTCAATAAGTCTATACTCTGCACCCATACGTTTCGCATACGCAGATATGTTTTCGACACTCTTCTCTACAATCATAGGCGTAGGTTTACTAGGTTCTCTAGGATGCCAGTGTTGCAGTATTATATTCTTCATAACTGGTTTTTTCTATTTCCACAATAATGTAAGAGTGTCGCATTGTGAGCAGCTTCTTCTGGTAGATCGCAAAATCTAGCATGTGGTAACTGCAGTTCTTTCTTATCCTTCAATGCGCCACTCTTAACTATCAGATGATGCATTATGATTTCATCATTGGGAGGTAACCCATCATCTGATATACTTTTATGTATTATATCATCTTTTAAGTATTTACGCAAGTTAATTCTTTCTTCTCTAGTAAACTTCAAACAGTTACCAAAGAACATAGGTTCACCTTTCTTGTACAACTTAGGCCACTTCCTACCGTTCTTACTTGCTTTTGCTTCGGTCATACCCTTCCTGTGCAATCGACCAACACCTTCGTGATTGAAGATATCGTCAATGACACCAGTATAAAGCATGTCCATATCTAATAATAATACATTATCATATTCATCGTATTTTTCATTTAACATAAAAAGTTTTTGAACCACTAACCAAGGTTTCGTGTCAAAGTTTGGGAACCAGTCACCCATGGGAAACCCACCTAGTAGTTCATAGTCTGCGTCAATATCATTTGCATATTTTTTAATACTATTCTCACACTTCGCTACCCAAAATGTTTTTGTTCCGTTCCAGTGTTGTAGTATTATATTTTTCATAGAAACCATTCCTCTGTCGGTAAGTTCGTAACTCTGTGTAGTTTATCCGCGTCCCAGTTATCTGCACCATTCAATTGTATGTGTACAAAGTTATAGTCTTCGTCACGTAGATCCAATATAGGTCTCGGTGAACTTCTCTGGCCTGGATCATAGTGTACAGATGAATTCCATTTATAAGGCATTGTAACCCAGTTGAAATCACAGACCTCTAACATCGCATGTATATACGGTTGATCACAAGTGTAGAAGTCTGGTAACCCTGCACCTTTTACCACTGCTTGGAATGATGCGAACTTGAGAAACTGGTCACGTGCTTTCTGCATACCTTGTTTAGACCAAACGATCATACCAGAGTTATACACTTTCGGTAGACCACTTTTGGTGCGAGGCATTTCTGCATCATATACTTCTTTAATAGTATCACACCACTTCTCATCATTTGCATTATTGATACCACCACCAATTGTGTATCTCTTACGTGCCTCTGGTGCATTCCATTCTTCACAGATACCTACATCCGCACCTGTTGCGGCAAACTCTTCGAAGATGTTTTCATCTAGACCCTCACGTGGAAACACATCTGTGTCTGCATACATGAGATAATCAAACTCATAAAACTCATCAGTGTAGATAGGTTTGAACGTTCCGTAGTGTGGAGAGTATCTACCTAGATCTTCTCTCCAGTATGGATCTTGTTCGTAGATATATTCAGATCCAATCTTAGTTGCATATTGATCCATTGCTCTTCTACCAGCCTCGTTACCACTAGTAGTTTCACCATCATAATATTGATAAATTACAGTCCTCATTACCACCTCGGAGAAGTTAATATGTTTTCTTTCTTCATGTTGTCTTTCATCTGTTGTGCAATGTATAGTACATCATCAACAAGTCTGTTAGACAGTTTGATAGGTTCGAATCCTAAACTCTTGAGTCCAGTATTGTCCACCTCTAATTGGTTCTCTGCAAGTTCTTTTCTAGGATTATCTAGGAACTTTACTTTCGCCTGATATAGTTTCTCCATCATCAATGCAAGATCTTTTACTGAGTGAACCTCTGCAACCTGATTGAATATACGAACTTTATCTGAGTCTGGTGGGTTCTCTGCCGCTAATTGTACACACTTCGCAGTGTCCTGTATGTGAATAAACGCACGTCTCTGACCACCAGTACCATATACTGTAATATCATTACCAGTTGCGGCCTGTGATATAAATCTATTGAGTACAGTTCCATACATACCATCGTAATCGAATCTGTTTGTCAACTGTTCATCAAGTTGTGTTTCTTCTGTCTGTGTTCCCCAGACAATCCCTTGATGTAAATCTGTAATCTTGATGTTCCAGTTTTTATTGTAGAACTGAAACAACAACTGATCTATAGACTTGGTCATGTGGTACACAGAGCCTGGATTAGTAGGATACAAAATGTCTGTATCTTTCTGTGTAGAATTGATCTTGACGTTTAGATAACCTTCAGGGATTGCTCCAAACTCTTTGCTATATCCATAAACGCCCATCGTCCCAAGATGTACAAGATGAGTATTAGGACTGTGATCAACGATAGCATTAAGTACATTGTGTGTTCCTATTATATTATTATCTACGGTATATCTTCTCTCTTTTTCACTATTCATAGAGTATGGTGCAGCACGTTGTTCTGCAAAGTGAACGACCACATCTGGAACATGTTGTAACATGTACGAAGATATTTCTTTGTAGTTTGTTATGTCACAGTTTATAAAGTACATACTATAACCCAAGTCCTGTGCAACTTTAAGTCTACTGTATATTGAATGTATGTTTGTTAGAGAATTACTTTCTAACTCTCTATCTATTTTCCTGCGACTTAGATTGTCGATCATGATAATGTCATGACCTTCTTTCGCAAGTTTTAGTGATGTAGGCCAACCGCAAAAACCGTCAGCTCCTAATACCATAATTTTCATTGTTACCTCACGTAGTACATAGAACTAATATGTCTTATCTTGGGATCATTCTTCAGGATAAAATCTTTTTCATTCTCACCCTTATATCTAGTCGCATGACAAGCAAAGGTATTTGGTCTCTCAGTTTCAGTGTCTTCTTGGTTTTGCCATTTGGGAATAATCATTTCATTACGAGTACCTATCTTAGGTACAAGTGTCATAAACTTATACGTGGGTACTGCATGTTGATTTGTTATAACGATCTGGTCACTTTCACCTCTTTTGTTCCAGAATTGTAATGCATCTTGAAAGGTGTGTGCCCATTCCACATTTCCGTTTTCATAAGAAAACTGTGAAGTACCCCAGAATACGAACTTCTGATCCTCGTGTTTGTGTAGTAAAGGACACCAGTACCAAGAGTATATTCTTTTATCATGAATCTCTGCAACGATAGTAGTTGTCATATGCTAAACCCTGCACTTTCTAACCTAGGCATTTCAAACTTTGTTCTATGTAGGAAGTGTGTTATCTTACCATCTGGTCTATTGTTAGGCCACTGGTATGTCATTCTATTCCACATAGTATCCAGTTCTCTGACGTTGAATACAGGTTGAGATAATTGTAGGTTGATGTAACATTGTTCTGTGTATCTGGTGTGTAGAACATAATCATCTATAGACGTAAAGTGTTCTCTTGCCTTGTGTCTACCTTCTTTAGTCCACAGTTGCAATCCACCGTTGAGATATCTGAATCTTTCTTGTGGGTACAATACAGACTTGGGGAATTCCCAGTCTCCACCAAACAAATGTTTACCATACGCAATGATACCTCTTCGATGCATAGGAACATCCATCACACGTTTGATCCAGTTCCTAGGCCCACCAGTGAATACACCGAGTTCGTGAACCATTGCGACATCACCAATTTCTTTTTTAAATAAATTTTCTTGTGTGGATATCAACATGTCCAGATCAAGACATAGAATATTATCGAACTGATCAAAGTACTCATCATAAAATAAACGGAGCGAGTCGAGTCTAGGATCTAAATGTTTTAGAAACCTATCATGACTCAACTCATACTCCGCGTCACATATCTTTGCATATTTTTGTGCACTCCGCATTCCTGCGTGTGCCCAATCTGGCATTTCTGCCCCACCCATATCCGCATCGAAATTCTCATACGGAATGTAATACTGAAATATTAAATTTTTCATAATCTATTTTCTTGGTCTTGGCGCAGGAGCTCCTCCACCATTTGATTTTCCTTTTGTGTATGCCTGTGCACCGAAGAACGCACCCACTAAACCTGCTATTGCAACAAAATACGTAGGTGCAATATCTGCGAGTAACTCTCCAGTAGTTTCATACCCAACAACATCTGCAACGATAATACCAAGAGGATAAACCAAGAGTCCCCAAAGTGCGAACCATGCCATTTTTCTGATCTGATCCTCTTTTGCGTCTTCATTTTCTGCCCTCATCATTTCACGTTCCAACATAAATTCCTCATCAGTTATTACTCCATCACCATCTTTGTCAAAGTGTGCATACTTCGAACCTTCTTCAAGTGTTTTTGGTGCCATTAGAATACTCCTTAATGACTTGTGCAATTTCTTTTGCACGTTTATAACCATTACGAAGTCGGTTGGATCTGTATCCGTTACCGATAAACCACTCAATAGTATCTATACAAGAATTATTTTCACTCATTGTATAGTCTCTGGTGATTTCATCAAACTCTGTACGTAAATTTAGAATTTGAAATATGTTCAACTGTACCCCCTTGCAGAACTAAACATCCTACTATTTCTAATCTCCATTGCAGTCTGTAGTTCTTCTTTTAGATATTCAAAATCATCTTGATTTGCTTGAAAACGAATACCAATACCACCAGCTGCTTCCCATCTATGTATGTTTGCAGGTTTATCATCTATCAGTATAGAAGGCCCACCGTCACCATATGTTTCTGCGTACTTGTGTTTGTTTGCAGTAAAGATTAGATTTTTTACTTTAGGCATCATCTCTGCATCTTCTAACCATCTGCGTTTCCAATATGCAGAATTGTGTTCATCTCCACCTAATGGTGAAGAACAGATACCCCAGTCCATATTGTTTCGTCTTGCAGTATTAACAACGAGTAACCATATCTGATCAGTAAGTGGTGTAAACTTCGGTAGTGTAAAAAAGAAACCAGTACCCTTGAGATCATCAAGAGCACTCTTATAGTCCTTTATTTCTTTCCAGTGACTGACATTGTTCTTCTTTGCGAATGCACTAAAGAAGTCAGCAATGACTCCGTCCATATCTAAGTATATCATTCTATAAGATTACTCCATCGTTTTAGTTTTTCAACTTTCTTATTAGACCACATGAGAACATCCTCTTGATCTATATCAAGGTGCTTACAAGTAAGGTCAATCAAACATTGAAGATCACCAAGTTCCTTGGTCAACCTAGCGCGGTTCTTCTCATCATCTTCTGGGAACCGCATCACTTTACTTGTGCATTGTATAACCTCGGCACACTCTTCCGCGAGTATGACTAGACATTCGTCCATTTGTGACCAAGTAGCATCTGTATTCATACTTCAAACCCCAGAGGTTCGAGAACCATTTCGATCTCGGTCATTCTTTGTCTACAGAGCATTTTTGCCCAACCAAGACCAGGCGTGATCTTTTTCTTTTTCTCAAACGCCTTTAGTTGTTTTGCAAAGAACTCATAGTCTTTTTTCAACTTAGGAGCAAAATACTTTGTTTCTAATTTTGGATCTAACATTACGCAACCTCCTCAAATTGCATTTCTTTCTCACACATGTATAACATGGTAGGTTCATACTCATCAGGTTCATCATCACCAAAAGGTAAGTCTTTCCTGACATACTCATTCACTGCTTCCGAAAACTGACAGTAATACATTTCTGTATATTTCTCAGAAGGTTGATACTCCATGAAACAGTCAGAGTCAACGAAGTCCCAATTTACAGTACCATCATCATTGATGTTTTCTGGATTAGTTGCGGCCTTCTCAACAGACGCATAAATCTTACGATACCAATCTTGCATAATATATCCTCTCTAATTACAGATACATTATGACATACTTTGATTCGTTTGTCAAGTCTTTTTTTTAATTTATTTGAAAAAAAGTTGTCTTCTATCGTACTCTGCTTTTGTTTCCAACAGAAGATCGACATAGTTATCTCTATGTTCTTTAAATACCATAGGTTTACTTTCATCAACATCCATGACAATAACAGTGTTTGGTATTGATAGACCTGTTCGTTCTTCAAACATAATTGCATATGCAGATGCTTGTGCGAAGTAACTAGAGATCCACTCTTTCTTCTTTTCCCTACGTGATGTCTTGAAGTCTACTATCGATGGTACACCATCAAATTCTGCTATGCAGTCACAACGACCAGCCATACCAAGATAACTACTAAAAAGAGCAACTTCGAGACCAAAGATCCTTCCGATAGATTTATCAAGTATTGGCCGCAGATTCTGTAAAGACTGCTTAACATGTGGGAAATAGTCTTTTGTATTTGCATTGTTTAAATAATCCTCTACTATACTGTGCACCTGAGTTCCACGAGAACTCGCACGACTACTGACTTTGTTAGCCTCTTCATCACCTACACGCTTTCTCCATTTACGTATAGAATCTTCACTAAGAATTTTTAATATTGTTGTAACGCTAGGATACTCAATCCCATTAGGATCACGATAGCGGCGACCTCGTTTGGATGTAACCGAATCCAAATCCATATATCCAAGATCCATTTTTTCATGTTGGAAACTCCTCATTACTCGAAATCTTTCATCTGACCCATTACAATAAGTTTATTTAAAAAATCTGTATCAAATGAAACATTACCAGTTCCACCTGCAATTAGACAAGTACCACCTGTAAGCATCTTTTCTACGACTGCAATCTGTTGATCTTTTGCATCGTACATTACGAAGTACATAGTATCATGTTTGCTTCCGTCTGTTTTAAATGAATTACCCTTAAAACCTAGTAGTGGTTGCATATCATCTTTGTATAGTTGGTTCCACATATCAAGAGCAATACCACCATCACCACATGGTACTGGTTTACCGTATAGTTGAACCATTTCTTTTGACACTTCTGTGGCGGCAGATGCAGATGCGAACAACATTATTATTAATATTTGTAAATATTTCATTATCTCATTCCTAACATTTCCTTCGTCATTATATAGTCACGAAGGAAGTCCGATCTTACTATGTCCTGCCAACCGAAAGTTATCACACTAAAATTCTTCAGTTGTTCCATGACTCGTAAGAACCTCTGGATACCATCCCTCTCTGCAGGATCTTTAAAATCCGACTGGAGATAGTCTCCGCTAAATATGACTCTACAATTGTTACCTACACGTGTGATAACAGAGTCAAGTTCGTGGAAGTTTAAGTTTTGCATTTCATCCACGATTATTATGGCATTGTCAATCGTTAGTCCCCTAATGAAAGATGTTGTCATAAATTGTATTTGGTTTGCAGTGACCATCTTATTATAGAATGCGGCCCCTGACACACCAAACAATTCAGAACAAATTGCCTTGTACGGTGTTTCGAACACTTCTTGTTTTTCTTCAACAGATCCAGGCAGGAAACCCATTTCCCTTGTAGGAACTATTGAACGGACAATGATTACTTTATCAAAAGGTGTATTCTTCTCTAACATAGATTCTATTGCGAGATACAGTGCAACAAATGTTTTACCTGTACCTGCAGATCCTGTAAGAACTAGGTTGTCACCTTCATCCCATGCATCATATGCTTTCTTTTGATTTTCTGTTTGAGGTTCAAATTCATACAAATCATCATAGAACGCCTTAGCTCTATTACTACTCATGTCTTTATTGTATTACCTCTACCAGAGTTATCTTTAATTCTTCCTAGATGTTCTCTCCAATCAGATCCTGCTCGTGATAGAGTACCTTTTGTATCTGTCACAAACTTTGGTGTACTTAACATCTGAAATAGATCTGGATCTACGTTTAAAGTCTCTTGTAATTCGTTCCAAGACATAGTCACTTCAAACTCTTCACCAGTGGATATTCTTTTTAAATTATAAATCGGCATCATTGTCTCCTATGCACATTTATTTATAAACCAACTAGGTTGTTCTCTTTTAGTCCATACCATTTTGAACCTATCCTGTTTTGTGTGATAGTACTCTCGATAAGACCTGATTGTCTGACCTTCATGCATACACTGTGGTTCGTGAGTCATTGCAAGCTTGCAGTCTGTCATTGGTACATGTGGAATACTATTAGGTGGTTTGACCAACCAGTACTTTAGTTTCTCTGTAGTATGTCTCTTACCATAACGATAAGTATACTCGTCAAGTAAAGCACAAAAGTGATCATAGTGCCAACGATAGTTGTACACTGACTCCATAGTCCATACTGTGCAAGGATGTCCACGATGTACTGCTTTGTACAGAACCTCTTCCATATGTGGATTCTGTAATTGGTAGTACTTGATGATTGTCTTACCTGATACAGATGGACGTTTAGTTTCTACACCATCGAGTATACGATGTGCAGTAGATAACATCTGTGCAGATTCGACAATCATCTTGACAACGTGTTTGTCACATTGTGATTGTGCCGCAATCTTAGGATTGTGATCTAGTATAAAAATGTTCATGGTATTCACTCCCCCCATATAACTTAGCTTTATTATACAGGTATTTACATAATATGTCAACAGTTATTTTTTTATTTTAAATTAATTTCTCTTATCGTTTTCAATACAAATTCCCTCTTCTTCTGGATCTTTTCGGCTCTTGTTAGTTGTCCTCTCTTTTCTAGTTTCTTAGCATATATGTCTAGTTCTTCGGAGTCTTTTTTCAAACGTTCTATTTGAGCTACTACCATTTGTATTTCCTATAAAAAAAGAGCGTACACGAATGTGCACACTCTAGTTAGTGTTAAAATTAAAAAGGCGACTATGAATACTTGGATGCTAACCTTGTAGCAAGCCTGGAAATGTTTCCTCAACAATTGCTTTCGTCAGTCCTTTCGGCGTTTTCTTATTTACCATATCGATAACGACCTGAGCATCTTGTGGATGTATACCTTCTATCATTAAGAGATACATTCTCTCTTTTTTAAACTGAGGGGTACTCTTTTCCATACCTTCAACAAAGAACTTGAACTTACTGTTCTGTCTTCGTAGATCTGTGGGATGGTTGTGTTCCTCGGCAGGAGTGAATGGAGGCGCACCATTTGGGATAATCCACTTTAGGGTCTTATCCATAGAACCTCTGATAACATCTTTCAATGCCCAACTTTCATTGGTTTTTAAAATCTTAATCTTATCATCTTTTTTCTTGGTCTTAGCAATCTCTTGCAGAACCTCAAAAATATATTTTGTCTTCATATTAATTCCTCAACGGATTCAATCATCATTTTCATATTGTTATTTATCAAATAAGGAAGTACTAAACCCTTCTGCGACCATTTATCTTGATCTTTATATTGATGGATTATTTTTTCCTGTATATGATTCGGTGTATACGTTAGATCAATCAACGTGCGATTGCGTTGATAGTTTCTGTACCAATCAGAGTATTGATAACTTGTATCAGTACCAGATAACTGATCTAACATTGTGTCTTTCTTCTTACGAGATAGTGGTTTCTGTCTTTCGCCTTCCACGAACACATTATCGTGCGAGAGTACGTTTGGCACTCCATCTCCTGCGTCACCAGTAAGTATCTTTTCGGTGAGACCTACATGAGGGTTTGTTTCTCTATACTCTTTTTTTAGTAGTGGTGAGTATTGACGCACGTTGTTATACCTCTGTAGTTGTAAGAAGTCTTTATCTGCAGATACGATCATTACGTTTTCGTATTCACCAAACTCTTGTGTGTTCTTACAAAGAGTACCAATAATATCATCGGCCTCACATTCCTCTACATGTATTACTTTGTAGGGAAAGTTTTCTCTAATCTCATCACGTACCTTGTTGATGATACGGAATGCCTCGTTCCAGTCTAGTCCAGACTTGTCACGTGCTTTCTTTCTATTTGCTTTGTATTGTTTGTAGTACTTCTTGCGCCAGTTGTCTTTACCGTCACAAGCAATGACTAGTTCACCAAACTCTGCCTTGTACGCATTACGATACATCCGTAAAGAGTTGATGATCATATGTCGAATCATATTCTCATCATTCTCTTTATTGATTGCAACATTTGCGGCAGATAGTCCACCATAATCTACAATAATCATAATTCACCTTTTAATTGTTTACACAATTGTACCACATTATAATAGGTTTGTCAACCCTATGGTAAAAAAAGAACTACCACTAATGTTGATACCCAAACAAAAAAGAACATATCTATCCATGATTGAAAAATTAGATCTAACATCAACCTGCAGCTTCTTGTACTTCCTTCGCACTTACAACACCTTCGTTCATAAGTTTATTTCGGTTTGCATAATGACCACGTTCTATGTCTGCTTTATTCTGACCAAAATACTTTACTGCATGTCCTTCTTCTATTAGGATCTCAGTAAGCATCTTGTCTCCAATGATAAAGTCACCAAGGATACGACCAAACTTACCCTTCATATCTTCACCGTCTTTTGCGGCAAATGTCTTGAGTATCATATCTTTCTTTACCAACTCTTCTACACGATCCTTTGCAGCGAGTCCAAATACTTTTTCTACCTTATCTCGTGTTCTAGACTCTGGTGTATCGATACCCATTACACGTACACGTTCGTCTTTTAACCACACACCAAAACCAAGATCAATGTCAACATCAACCGTGTCGCCATCGACTACCTTCACAAGTTTTGCTTTATATTCATACATTCGATATTCCTTTTAAATGTTTACTATGAATCTTCCCACCAATAAACTCATTGTAATAATCTTCTCGGAATAATACATCTCTGTCAAATTGTTCTTTCATTTCAAAATATGTCATTTCGCCTTTTGATTTACATAGTCTTATAATTTCTCTTTTAAAATCTTCGGCTCTTTCTTCTACTAATATCTTTACTTCTTCACTTGATCCAAAGTAACTTCTCCAATCGGACTCAGTTCTAGTTCTGACTCTTCGTTTTCTCTTTTTTGTTTTGGGAAGTATCTTTGGTTTCCAGAAGTTCTTTTTACCGATATATTTTCTCCCAGTATTTATATCTGTAATGATGTAGACAAACCCCTGAAATTCTTCAGGGGTCTCATTAAATTCTTTGTCTTTGTAATACCACATACACTTATGTATCAGATTCAGAAATGTCCTCTATGTCTGAATGTCTATACCCACACATTGGACAAAACTTAGGCGCTCCACCATCTTCCACCAATACAATTGTAACGGATTCACATTCTTCACATTCTATTCTATATTCTTTTTCCACTGCTTCTTTTGCCTTTTCTTGTTCCGTACCCAAGTCTTTTCATAATCTTCATTCTTTGATAGTAGTGATATCCACCCCATTCCGAAATCTCTTTTTTAGTTCTGCCGCAACCAACACAAACGTCATCGGACAATCTACAGACAGATCGACATGGGGTGATATAATCAGAAGTCGATTTCACATGCACCGCCTGCACATGCGGCCGCCGCGAGAGTATCTACATCTGTATATACTTTCTCTGTGAGATCAGTTTCCCATTCCACTTCTTTTAGATTACTTTGTATCTTCTCCCATTTGTGGAGTAGATATGCATCTTTCAGACAATACTCAGTTTTCTTCATATCACCGTCAAGATAGTTCTGTGCAAATCTTTCGAACCTACGAACCCAGTCTTTCTTTGCAGAGTTTTCCGAAGACTCTATTGAAATATCTTCACCCATTCCCATTGCGGTAGAACAAGCAGTCCATAAGTTGTCGTAGACTTTTAGTGCATCAACAACCATACCAGATGCAAAGATTGCACCTTGGTCATACTTCGCAACCATTTGTTCTGCGTCTATGACTTGTGTGTTAGGTGCTTGGTTATAGTCCTTGTCACCTGTTGGAGATAGGAATGAAATGCCTGAAAAAGAATAACGATTTTTATATACGTACTTCTCTACTTCATCCCAATCGTCTACTATGATTGTGTTTGATACGTTATGGTGTATACCTTTATCTGCACACAGGTCTTCATTTGTGCCTGCAACGACCCAGTACTTTTGTGCTTTCTTAACAAGTTCTAGATGTTTTACACCATAGAGATCATCTTTGAACATAGAACCTTTCTTTGGTACAATTGGAAAAGAGACAACTACATCTGTCCCACCTGCAGACCACACTGATTCCTCAACCATGAAAGGATTCGATTTCGTAATCGCTTGTGTAATCTCAGACTCCTTATTCATCTGTATATTTCGAATGTACATTGGTGAGTGTTCTGCGTGGATGCCAGACGCGGTCTGGAGTAAAACTGATGCGTTACCAGATGGTTTTACACAAGTAGTACGAGCAGCAGGGTTAATCCCAATAATACTAGCAACTTCTTTATTAACCTTCTTAACAATGTTTGCTCCCTTCTTTAGGATCTTTTCATCAAAAAGAACATCAGGGTTATTCATCCACCCTGTAATGGACACACCTAATAACGCTTCACGATCAAATATTTTCTTTGATGTATCTGAGATAAATTTGAAATCTGTATATCCCGCCTGCATAGTTCCTAAGATTGCAGCTGCACGACATGCTTGAAAAAAGTGTTCTTCACTACTACACATACCACCATTGATCTCTGTCAAGTTACAACCTTGCCAACCAGACTTACCTTTGTGTTGTGGGAACATTCCTATTTCCACACATGGGTTAGTCGTATGTTCTTTTGATGTTGTGAAGTAGAAGCCTGGTTCTCCGAATGACTTGACTGACTCCATTATGTTTTTGAACATTTCTGGTGTTGCTTCGTCTCGAACAATCACTGCAGAGTTATTAGATCTACCACGTTGTGGATTATCCATAAACCAGTTACCAGTTTTCGCGGTCATCATTTCGTCATCCTCTGGAGAGAACAGACAGATTGTTGCGGATCTTCGAACACCACCAGATAGAACTGCGTCAGCAGAATGCATACAAACGTCATACACTGTAATAGGACGCATGTCAATAGGTTCCTTCGCATCCATGACTAGACCTTGTAACATATGTTCAATCTTGTCAAGTGTTCTGCGTAAACCTTCTGGGCCTGGTGCTTTGAATCCACCAGAGATCTTTGCACCCTTCGGGCGAATCTGAGACAGATCAAAGAATACTCTACGACCTTCATAGTCTGGATGTTTACCACCACCCACAAAATAAGAAGACATCAACACGTCTAGTGCAGATGCCCAACCCTCAATGGAATCTTCTACGATGTAACCTTTTGCTTGTTTCGTTCTCTGTTGTATCTTTGGTAGTTTTGCAACGTGATGGTTCTGTACGGAAAAACCTGCACCTGCACCACATAGTAGAATATAGAAATATTCTCCAAAGAACTCTGGACGATCTGCATAAGATGATGTACAATTGTACATTCTCATTTGGTGTTTCATTAACTGATCACCACCGAACTGCAACGCACGTTGAGCACCTAGTACTCTCTTTTCTTTATAAGCGAGTCTAGCTTCTTCGATATAACTTTGTAATTTATTTAATTTATTTGAATATGTATTTTCGTGCATTAATAGCACACGATCTACGGCTTCGTCCCAAGTCTCATAATTATTCTCTTCGTCTTTAAATCTCGAATAACCGTCATAAAACTTTGTCTCAGACAAAAACTCACGTGTGTCTGCAAATCGGTTTTGCATACTGCGATTCCTTTGGTTGATTGTTTTTTCAGATGGTGATATTATATATCATTTTTAGGGTTTTGTAAACCCACAATATGTAGGTTTTTTTAAAAAAATTTATCTAGATCGTGCTTTTTCTACCGCCCTAGATCCAAACCAAAATGATATGATTGCGGCAAAGATTGCCTTTGTATCTTCATCCCACAGTAACTGTATTGCCTGATCAAATGGTGTACCAACTTCTAGTGCATTCATCAACAATGTAATTTCTATTGCGGCGAATAAACCAAAGAAGGCATACGTAATGACTGGTCTCACAGATTTCTGTAATACAGATGTCCATCCAGTTGATTGCATGATTGCAGTGTCGTGTGCAATCAGTCGTGCGTGTTCTTTATCCGCACCCATCTTGTCATACATCTGCATATCAAAGTCCATGCCTTGTTGTTTCAACTCTGCCATGGCTTTCATTTTTTCTATCTCGTGTTTACGATCACCCTTTGCCTTAAACACGTCTAGGACTTGTGGAAGTGCTGATCCACCAAATCCTATTAAAGATCCTAATAAACTTAACATTCTATTTTCCTTTCATACAGTTTATATATCTAACCTTTATGGGATAGTGTCAAGATTTTCTGAAGAAAGTGTAAGTGATACAATTGGTTCTATTGCGTAACTACCAGTGTTATAGTTAACAGTTTCAAATGAACTTCCAACATCAACTACAGAATAAGTAATAAAGGTAAAAGTATTTGGAGAATATGTGCCATCCGTAGCTGTTTGACTAGAAATTACAAGATCACCGTAAGTTCCTGCAGCTTCCAAAATATTTACAGGCATTTTAATAGGTGCTTGTTCAAAATTTGGACTATAGTAGTGATGAGAGTTTATCAGTAAACTTCCATCTGAAGTCATATCTAAAGAAGGCCTTCCACCAAAGTAAAACTGATAATTAGATACAGTGGTATCTATTCCATATTGATTCTGAATCGTTCCATCAGTAGAATATTTACGTATAACATATTTCTGAGGTAAATCATCTTTATCTCGACTAAGCACCCATAAGTTATCATCATCATCTATCACAAGACCTATATGACCCGATGCATCTGGAGCTGTTTTTCCCCACATCAAACTACCATTACTCTTGTTAAGTTTAAACAATACTGGTGTTGAATCAATCGTACCATTATCGGTATAACCTATGAAATATGGATTATTATTTGAATCTACCCTTACTACGTATGGAACATCATAATAGTTTGATGAATTTTGTTGGCCGAGCATCTTGCGCCACTGGAAAACCATCGAACTATTGAATTTTGCTATCAACATGTGTGGAAAACCATAACCTGTGTGATCACGATATTGTGCACCACAGACATAAATGTTATCATCTCCATCTATTACTATACTTTGGTCGCTTGCCTGCTCATCAGTATTGGAATTTAATTTCCACATTCCCATTAAGGCACCAGTACTTCCGTTTAGTTTTGCAATATAGAACTTTCTAATGGAGGTGTCACGCAATTGTTGACTTCCAACTGCTCCACTACCACCTCTTCTGCTAGTTCCTAGCACCCATAGATTACCAGAACTATCTAGTTGACCGCCACCTGGCTCAGGAGTAAAGTAGTCATAATTAGTAGTAGTGGTAGTTGGTTTTATTATCTTTGCCCACGTAATAGCACCTGCAGATGACCATTTAATTGCCAGTGCTAACTGAGGATCAGGGTATCCCGACATGTTTTCTCCATACCCATAGTCAGAACTCACTGTATAGGCAGAGGTTGAATCTGCTGTAACGCTTTTTGGTCTGGCATAGTATGCATTACCGTTTAATGATCTTCCCCACTGTGCACTACCAGTAGAATTATATTTGATTAAATATGTGTTATTCGCCTCTTGGCCTAATTGATAAAAATCACCGCTTGTTGCTTCAACAACTCCCCTAGTAGCTGCGAAAGCATTACCACTTGGAAATCCAGTAAACAGTGCTCTATTCCACCAACCACCGCCACCACCTGCAGGACTATACGATATCGTTGCTGCTTTGGTGACAAAGTTAAAACCATCAGACCACTTGAATGTGTAGATAAAATCACCATTAGAATCCGTTAAATTACCTGCAGCGACCTCAATACCAATACTATCAGCGGATTTGGGTGTAAATGTAAATACAGAAGAGTCATTACTGATAGATACCATATATTGAGCACTATCAGTACCAAAACTTAGGTTTGCCAAATTTGGATTATCCGAGTCTTGCGCCTTTGCAGTTATGATGAGAGGTGTTGCGGAGTCAACAACAGAGTATGATGCATCTGGTTCTGTAAACCATGTAGGTGAGAAAGGTACATTTGATCCTGTATTATACCATCCAGATCCGTTTGAGACATAGATTCTACTATTTTCTTCAACAAATGCTTCTTGACCTGCAATTAAACCTGAAATAGGAAGAGAATCTAAAGTGGTAAAAATGTCTATACCAGATGGTACATCATTATTAGTAACTGCTTGGTTTGTTACTCCACTTCTAATAGTCTCACTCAGAAACTTTGATATATCTTTATTTTTGCTTACCACTAAAACTATCCACCAGATCTATGTACCAGATGTTGCATCTAACCTGTATCTTCCACCAGCGGATGCAAGTGATCCAAAGGTACTAGCAATTGCATCAGTACTCATATTTAATTCTTCTATGTTACTATACATGCCACTAGAGTATCCACCACCTATAACACCACTTGTGGCATTATTTGTTGCGGAAAGAGAATACTTAGGTGCACTTAGACTAGCAACGTTAGTTCCAGTTCCGCCTGTTGTAATAGAATGTTTATCTACATGGTCAATGTAAGTCGGACTAGAACCATTAACACCACCTGCAGTAAAACAATAAGTCTCATCTGAAAAACCTGCACCATATGCTCTGGCATAACTACCTGAGAAACTTCCAAAACCAGAAGCAGATCCTGTAGTTTGTATAGTTATTCTTTCAAAATAAGCAATATATTGTGTATCTGAACTTCTTACTCCACCACTAAAACAACCATATGTATTATTTCCGCTACTAGCAGATCCAGCAGCTGCCCAACCCCAACTTAAACCACCAAAATAACTAGAGGAACTTGTTGTGTCTATTGTAACATAATCCATTCTTTCTCTAAACTGCCAACTACCACTAAAGTAAGCACCACCTCCAATTACACCTCTTGTCAAATCTGCAACTGCACCTACAAATCCTTTTGTTGTATCATTCGTACCAAACGATGATGTTGCAGCGCCTACAGTAGAAGGATTTACATATTCCATATTACTTGTATAGGTATTACCGCCTGGTATTTCACCATTTGCAAATACAGTCCTTGCTCGATTACCAAAAGATGTATGACCACCTCTACTTATATTCATATCTCCGAAGTCTACTGTATCACCACCAGTCGATATTGACATGTATTCAATAGGATTAGAACCACCACTACTTTGCGTACCACCAGAAAAAAGTGCTCTATCAAATCCACCACCCCCAGATGGACTATACCCAATAGTTACTGCTTTGGCAACAAAACTAATACCATCAGACCACTTGAACGTATAAACAAAATCTCCGTTAGAATCTACTAGATTTCCTGCAGCAACTTCTTGACCAATGCTATCTGCACTCTTTGGAGTAAATGTCCAAACAGACGAGTCATTGGTTATAGTCACCATGTATTGAGCACTATCAGTAACTATACTCTGATTTAACAGATTTTTATCGGGATTGTCAGAGTCTGTTGCAAGTGCAGTAATCACTAGTGGAGTTACAGAGTCGGCAATATCATATGATCCATCTGGTTCTGTTGCCCATGTAGGCGTTTGATTCACTAATGAAACATTATACCAACCAGATCCATTAGTAATATAAAGTCTATTATTTTCTTCAACAAATGCACGTTGACCTTCTGCAATACCATTTATTGGTAATGAGTCTAATGTGTCAAATACATCAAGTGCTGGAGTTTCTCCACCGACAGTAAGTGCCGCATTTGTGGTATTACTTGCTTCTGTCTTTCCTAAGATCCTCGCAAGATCTCTGGTACGACTACTCATCCGCCTATTCCCTTTGCATCATAGTAGTCACGAAACCTTTTTAACAATACAGGTTTTGCCTGTCCTGTTAATGATTTCTTAAATCTTTTATCATGTATTGATGAGGTATGAGATTTCTTTTTCTTTCTTGGGCCCATCACAGTATCTTTTGGATTAGGAATATCTCCAGTACTGACTGTAGGAACATCCTCATTTATCTTGAGTTCTTTTCTCAGTGCATCAATTTTCTTAACTATCTCTTTTTGTTTTGGAGATCCAGGCATTGCTTTCATTGCAAGGTTGTATAACTTGTACAAGTCAGACATTTGATTGCCTGGCCTACGTGATGCAAACGACTCTTTCTTTAACCCCTTCTTGAGTCTCTCTAGATCTTTTTTGAGTTTGTCCGTATCATTAGGTTTTCTAATACCAGACTTTGTTACATCATTTCTACTCATAGACAATTCGTCTACCTTCTTATCTCCGTCCTTAGACATCGAACCAGTTTTAACAACACCTGTGTTTTTTATTTTATTAATAAGTTTGCCTATGCGTGGGTTTCTCATTTGTAAATCTCTCTTATAGTAACGTATACTTTTTGATTAGTTCTCATATGAGTTGCTTCATATATGTCAACTCCGAATACATCACCAATAGGATAACAGTCTTCTAGAATACGTATCTGATCTTTTGCATTACACATTTCTTCTATTGTACTGTTCAATACTTTTGAATCTCTTAGTCTATACACTCCATGCGATAACTGTTTATCTTCTACTACAAACCATTCACTGTTCTCATTTAAAAAATCTAGAGATTCTATTCCAACCTTTTCACATATTTGTTTCAGTTCCTTGTCGGTCATTCCAGTCTTTTCTTTGATAAGATAGAGCGCTGCCGCAAAACTTCCAAGTCGTGATCCTCCGCCTGGTGCTTTTGATACGAGCCTTTTAATGTTAGCGCACAAGCGAATGAAAGGAGTCCAAGTAGAACTCTTCTCCAAGTTATCAATTTTAACACTCTTGACACGCTTACCATTTTCGTCTATAATGCCTGCTTTGTACGCATCCCAGTCTTTCCAGTCTAGTACCAACATACGAATAAAACGAAAAGCATATACGGTATCTGCTGCTTTCTTTAACAGTCCCATCAAATTTTCCTTAATGCTTCTATGACTCTATCATCCATCTCGATTCCAACCAGTTGATCATTAGTAATATATTTTAAAAAAACTAAAAATGGTTTTATTACTGGCCAGTGCCTTTCGTCTAATTTTACCTTCAACATATTGACCGAGTGTTCGATCCCAAATGCATTAAATATAACAATCAAGTGATTTAAAATTAAACGTTCAGAAAGATCTTTATCATCTAGATATCGATTTACTAAACGTTTTACATATTTAAATCGTTTCAAATCCTCGTAGAACTCATCAATGTCTGAGAACCGAGGGTTATAATAATGTTTTGCTGCATATAACAGCAGATTAGATTCAGTCAAATTGTCCATTATAAACTTATATATTATGAAAGTAAGTTCTTAACTTTACCTACTAAGGTTGACTTCTTTTGTCTACGATCTAACTCTACACCATGTTCTCTACCGAGTTCTTCAAGTTCTGCCTTTGACATATCTTCTAGGACATCATCTTCTACTACTTCAATAGGTTCTACATGTTCTTGTGCATGTTCTTTTGCACTAGTAGGCGACTCTGTCAAAGTTACGGCAGTACCCATGTACTCTGCAATCTCAGCTTCTGATATTTTTTTAGGTAGTAAGAGTTCACTGGTCTTTGGATGTTTCCATCCTTTTGGTGTAGGAACTGCATCTTTTTTCCATGAAGGAGGTTTTAACATTACTTCATTCCTTTCAATGCGTCCACAACTTTGTTTACCATTTTTTGATCACCAGATCTTACTTGGTCACCACCGTTGCGAGGTTTCGCAGGTTTTGTTACTTTACCTGCCTTTGATGCGTCATCATGTCCCTTTGCTTCAGTGTCATCAACTTCTTTAGGTTGATTAACCATATCTTTTGCACCCTTACCTTTTAACTTATCATCCATAGTTTCAGGTTTAGTTGCACCTTTGGTTTGTTTATTTTCTAACACCGCAAGGAGTTTTTGACGTATGGTAGATTCTTTTTGTTCCACTGAATTCTCCTTTGATCCTTTATCCAACTTAGGATTCATTTCTACATCACCTTCTTTGTCTTTTTTAATTGATTTAGAAATTGCTTTTCTTCGCTTATGTAAATACTTGTCACTAGAATCGACATCACCATCATTATCGATGTCTTTGTCTTTACGATCCTTGTGTTTACCTTTTAGTGCGCCTTTGTCTACAGCATCCATTGCTTCTTTTACTTTCTCTATCCAGTTTTTACCATTAGGGTTATATGCGTTGTACATACAAGATTTATTTTCTTTAGTAGGTTTACGGTATTCGTCCCCACAATCTTTACAACACATCCCACTCATATCTTTATCTTCTTGGACATTGTTGGAACGAGATGCCCACTCGTTAAATATATTATTAAACATGTTTTCTCCTACATTAACATATGGGCAACATAAGTCCCAACAGCAGCAATAACTGCCGCGTATACTATTTTATTTATAAGGTTGACGGTACGTGCATTATCGTCAACCTTCTTCTCTATATCATCTAATTTAGATGAAAATCTATTCATTCTTTCCCAAGACTTATCCCTATAATCGTTATAAGCATCCATCTTCTCCTCAAACCGAGCAAGAGAAACAAGTACCTCACCCATCTTATCGAGTTTTACCTCGATACGATCTAGTCTTTTATCTGTATTCTCTGCCATCATTTTTCTTTCTATGGGTTCAATTGCTTTGGATCTGCATCCATGAATTCTCTTATAATGTATAGACCATCATCACTAACTCTAACTCTGAGTTCTTTACAACCTAGTCTAACAGAACCTGTATACTCGGTAGATTTACCACC